AAAACGCTAGAAGAACATTAAATATATTACTTCAAGAGTGGGGTAATAGAGGTATTCACTATTGGGAAATAGATGAACTTAATATGGACTTGATTGAAGGACAATCAGATTATGATTTCTTTAGATCAGCTGCGGATGGCACAAGCGCTGTGTCTACACCAGCAAGTGTATTTGGAATGTCCGATGTCCTTGAGGCACAGTTAAGATCTAATAGAACTCAAACAGATCAATCAGATAGTCCGATGACAAAAGTAGATAGATCTACTTATGCAGGATTTTCAAATAAATTATCAAAGGGCACACCTAATCAATATTGGGTAGAAAGATTTATTGATAAGGTAAGAATACATATTTACCCAACACCAGATTCAACTAACGCATCTAAAGATATGCATTTTTATTACATAAAAAGAATACAAGATGTGGGTGATTATACAAATGCAACTGATGTTCCATTTAGATTTATACCTTGTATGGTATCAGGATTAGCGTATTATTTATCCATGAAATATATGCCACAAATGACTCAAGCAACAAAATTAATTTATGAGGATGAGTTTGCAAGAGCGCTAGCAGAAGATGGTTCTGCATCTAGCACACACATTACTCCTAAAGCATACTATCCAGGAGCATAATGGCAAAGTACGCAACAGGTAAATATTCAAAAGCAATATCAGATAGATCTGGTATGGAGTTTCCATATAAAGAAATGGTTAGAGAGTGGAATGGTTCTTTTGTTCATGTATCTGAGTTTGAACCAAAACAACCACAATTAGAACCAAAACCTATGAATGGTGATGCAATATCATTACGACATATTAGACCAGATCGAACTGAACCAGCTGTTTTAATAGCACTTCAAGATAATCCTTTTGAAACGTTTAAAGCAGGATCTGCTGTTATAAATGTTTTTGCACCAGGCCATGGATTAACAAATTCATCGACACAAAGATTTAGAGGTAGTATCACGACACCTCCAGGCACAGGTAGTATAAGTAATCCCGTAACAGCGTTTGCAAATATACAAGATTTTGATGGAATATCAGGATCAAATATTCAAAGATCAGCGGGATACACCATAACCACAGGATTATTTAAAACTGTTAATGGCGTTGATCAAAGAATTACAACAGATTATTCTTTAAGTAATTTTTTTCATTTTACTGTGGTTACAAATACTGCTACAGTAGGACAAATTAAAGGAGGTGGGATTGGTTGCTCAGTAGGACCAGTTACGTTAGAGTCATGATTAAAAAAATAAAAAATTTTATATCTAATTTATTTGGTATTAAACAATGTGCGTGTCCTGAAAAGGATGAACACCTTCAATTATACGAAGATCCAGCTGAATTAGAAACTCCAATTTACGAAGATGTAAATGGAAAAGCTGTAAAGTGTCATACGCACAATAGGTACAAAAAAAGCTGTTCTATTTGTAGAGAGGTAGCGGGGATAATATAATGGCAGGATTAAGTGCATCGGGTTTAAAAACACAAATAAGAAGTTACACAGAAGTTGATTCAAATGTATTAACAGATGCTGTTTTAGAAAATATTATTTTAAATGCACAGTATAGAATCATGCGAGAGGTTCCTATTGATGCAGATAGGAAACAACAGATAGGTAATTTTGTGGTGGGTCAAGATCAAGTAAACGCTCCAGCAGGATGTTTATTTATAAGAAGTATACAAGTTTATGATTCAACATCAGCTGTTACAGGTAGTAATTCATATTTAGAAAAAAAAGATTACTCATATTTACAAGAATATGTTCCATCCACAGAGTCTGCAAAAAGAGGTAAACCTAAGTATTACGCTATGTATGGAGGAGCAACAGGAGAATCTGACACTACTTCAGGACGTATAGCTTTGGCTCCTACTCCAGATCAAAATTATAAATTTAGAGTACACTTTAATTTTATGCCTGTTTTATTAGAAAATAATGATACTAACTATATTAGTTTAAACTTTCCAAATGGGCTATTATATTGTTGTTTATCAGAAGCATATGGCTTTTTAAAAGGCCCAATGGATATGTTGACTTTGTACGAAAATAAGTATAAACAAGAAGTACAAAAGTTTGCTAGTGAGCAGGTTGGTAGAAGACGAAGAGATGACTATACCGATGGCACTGTTCGAATACCAATACCCTCACCAAACCCGTAGGAGATAAATTATGGCAAATACATCAGCAATTTGTAATAGCTTTAAACAAGAGCTTTTAGTTGGAACACACGATTTTACAGCTACAACTGGAGATCAATTTAAACTAGCTTTATTTACTAGCTCTGCAACTTTAGGAGCAGGAACTACGGCTTTTGGTACTGGTAACGAAGTAACTGGAACTGGTTATACATCAGGAGGTGTAAACTTAACAAGTGTAACTCCAGTTTTAGATTCATCAACTGCAGTTTGTGATTTTGCTGACGTAAGTTTTACCTCTGCGTCTTTTACAGCGAACGCTTGCTTAATATATAATTCAGATAAATCAAATAAAGCAGTTGCTGCGGTTGCCTTTGGTGGTGACAAATCAGTTTCTTCAGGAACTTTTACAATTCAATTTCCAGACGCATCAGCAAGTGCTGCAATCATAAGATTAGCATAAGGAGGTTCTCCTTATGGCAAACACTTGGAATCAATCAGGAACAACCTGGGGCACAGGTCGTTGGGGAACGACTGAAGCTTTTACAAGTGGTTGGGGTGTTGATGCATGGAATACAGGTGGATCGTGGGGAAAAGCTACTGACGAAGTAGTACAACTAACTGGTCAAGCCATAACTATATCTTTAGGAGATCCTATATCAGGGGCAAATCAAGGTTGGGGTAGAGCAGCATGGGGTGAGGAACCATGGAGTGAAAGTAATAACCCAGTAGTTACATTATCAAGTCAATTAATTACATCATCAGTTGGAACAGCTTCAGCTTTTAATGAACAAGGTTGGGGTAGAGATACTTGGAACTTTGAGTCATGGGGCTTTAGTGGTTTAACAATAGAGTTAAGTGGTCAATCAATTACATCAAATTTAGGTGCTAACGGTTGGAGTAATGCATCTTATGGTGACAATGGTTGGGGTATGTTTACTCTAAATCCCGCAGATGTAGTGGGAGTAACTGGACAAGCAATAACATCAGCGGTACCAGTTCAATTAGATATACCAGAACAAATTCAAGGCATTTCTATAACTAGCTCAGTAGGATCAATATCACCTGCAGATGTAGTTGGATTATCTGGTCAATCAATAAATTCTTCAGTGGGTTCTATTTCACCTGCAGATGTAGTTGGATTATCTGGTCAATCAATAACTAGCTCTAATGGAACGATCAATGTAACAACTGCACAACTTGTGAACGTTAGTGGTGTAGCAATAACATCAGCCGTAGGATCAATAAGTCCAGATGATATGTCAGTAGGATTATCTGGTCTTTCAAGAACTTTATCTGTGGGTTCAATAACACCTGCAGATGTAGTAGGATTAACAGGGCAACAAATAACGTCCTCTGTTGCAGGATTTGGTGTATCAACAGGGTTTGGAATACAAGCATATCAAGATGTTGACACGGGATCAAATATTTCGTATTCTAATGTTGCAACAGGTTCAAATATAACATATAGTGACGTCGCATAGGAGAAAATTATGGCATCAACATTCACGGGATTAGGTGTAGAACTTCAAGCAACTGGTGAAAATGCTGGTACATGGGGTACGAAAACTAATACAAATTTACAACTTTTAGAACAAATAGTAGGTGGATTTACACAACAGTCAATTGCTGGTGGTGCACAAACAACTGCTTTAACTGTAAATGATGGATCAACTGGTGCTACTCTTGCACACAGAATGATAGAATTTACAGGTACAATCTCAGGCAATCAGATTGTAACTATACCAAATGATGTTCAAACTTTTTATTTTTTAAGAAACTCAACTTCTGGGTCACATACTGTACAATTTAAATACGCTACAGGATCAGGGGATAGTTTTACTTTCACAGCTACTGATAAGGGCGATCAATTAGTATTCGCTTCTGCTAATGATGGTTCAAATCCTGACATTATTACTTTAGCCTTTGGTGATGGTGACGTAACACTTACAGGGACACAAACTTTAACAAATAAAACATTAACTTCACCTGCGATAGGGACAGCCATTTTAGATACTAACGGTGCTGAATCAATTAAATTTACAGCTACAAGTTCTGCAACTAATGAATTTACAGTGACAAACGCAGCTAATGGTAGTGCTCCAACTCTTTCAGCAACAGGAAGTAGTGACTCTAACGTAAATATTAATTTTGCACCAAAAGGAACAGGTGAAATCGTTATTGGTACAGGAGCTGCAAATGCTACTCTAACAACAAGTGGTGCTCACGATCTTATATTAGATACAAATTCAGGCACGAACTCAGGTTCAATTACAATCACAGATGGTGCGGATGGTAATATTAACATTGCACCAAATGGAAATGGTGTTGTTCAAGCTGGTGGATCAGCAGTAAAAGTAGCTGGTAAAGAAACCATGTACGTGCCAGCTCAAGCCATGTATGCTGCAACTACAAATGGTGCAGCGGCTGGTCAAGCAGAATTAACAGCTGGGAACCCAGAGTTAAAAACTTTTGATTTTGATGCATCAACAGCAGAATCAGTACAGTTTAACGTATGTTTTCCAAAATCTTGGAATGAGGGAACTATCACATATCAAACTTTTTGGTCGGCATCTGGAACAAATACAGGCACAGGTGGATACAAATTATCTGGTGTATCAATAGGAGACAACGTCGACTATGATACAGCTTTTGGAACAGCGGTTGCTAATACAGCTAAAGCAGCTAGTGGAACTCAAGATGATTTAATGATTAACGATGAAAGTGGTGCTGTAACAATTGCAAGTGCTGCAGCAGACACAAACACAGTTTTTAAACTAGAAAGAAATGTTGCAACAGATACAAATACTGGAGATTTAAGGTTAGTTGGAATTAAATTATTCTTCACTACTGATGCAGCAAACGATGCATAGGAGGAATAAGAGATGTTTGGATATCAAGTTTTAGGATTCGGAGCTGGTGGTAGAGAACCTACTGTTGAAGCAACAGGTGGAAATACCATAACTGATAATGGAGATTTTAAAGTCCACACTTTTACATCACCTGGTCAAATTACTTTTAGTAAAATACCTGCTACTGCTTCTGTAGAATATTTACTTGTCGCTGGAGGCGGCGGAGGTGCAGATGGCGGGGGGGACGCAGGCGCGGGTGGCGCGGGCGGACTTGTTGAGGGTTCTTCAACAAATTTTACAGCTGCATCTTTTGCAATAGCTGTTGGATCTGGTGGAGCTGGAAGAGGAAATCCACAAAACAATCAAGGTGGTAGTTCAGGTGGTCAAACTACTTTTGATATATCTCCTACGACAGGAACACAAATGACCGCTCAAGGAGGTGGAGCGGGAGGTCCCTTCCCTGGTGGGGGAGGCTCAGGCGGCTCAGGCGGAGGAGGCTCAAGAAGCACCTCAGGTGGGTCGGGAACTCAAGGTAATCAAGGACAAGGTCAAGGTTTTGGAAATAATGGTATGGGTTCAGGAATGTTTCACCACTCTGGAGGAGGTGGTGGCGCCGGCGGGGCAGGAATGCAATCTGCGGGCGGTGTAGGAAGACAAAATGATATCACAGGATCACAAGTATTTTATGCCGGAGGCGGTGGCGGATCACGACAATCAGGTCCCTCTGTTAATGTTCAAGGTGGACAAGGAGGCGGAGGTCAAGGAAGCCCAGGAGGTGGGCTATGTACGTCTGGCACTGATGGCTTAGGTGGAGGCGGAGGAGGGTCGTCTGACTCACCTCAACCTGGAAATGGAGGATCTGGAGTTGTAATTGTAACTTACGATCAATTTGCATCATAATGAAAACTTTAGCTAAAATGGATGGAAACACAGTAGTCAATATAGAGGCTATTGATGAGTGGAGATGCACTAACGATAATGGTCAAATTGATGAATCAGTTGCTAAAAATCATTTAATCAAAACAGGAGCTAATCCTGACGAATACATTTTATATATGCCAGATATACATATAAATGCCCCAGAGATTGGTGGCACTTACGACAGTGTTAATAATAAATTTATAAATAAAAAACCTCATTCTTCTTGGGAATTAAATACAACTAATTGGTTATGGCAACCAGTAGGTGGTTGGCCTGCAGATTCAAAACATAATGGTGGCACAAAAGCATATTTTTGGAACACAGAAACTGAATCAATAGAACCTGTAATAGACGGCGAACCCGAAGAAGAATAAATCTACATTGACTTAAAATAGGTTTCTGTTATAAGTGATCATTGAAAGATATGAACTTAGTAGATTTAGATAAAATTCTAGTTATTGGCGGTGGAAGTGCTGGTTTAATATCTGCCCTGATGCTAAAAAAAACTTTTGTTACAAAAGCAGTTTCCATAATTAAATCTGAAAAATTAGGTATCATAGGAGTTGGAGAAAGCACCACGGAACACATGGCTAGGTTCATGAAACACATTGGTATATCTAGAGAGGACTTAATTAAACATTGTGGGGCAACATTAAAAGCGGGAGTGTTCTTTCAAGGTTTTGGTAAAGATGATTTTATGCATTCTATTTCTCCTCCGTATGCTAATACACACAATGCATATTATTACATATATGGTCAATTAATTGGGTATAAAAAAAGAAAGTATAATCTTTATCCTGAATTTTTTAATTATTCTGAAATGCCTGTTGAAGCTTTAGAAAATGAAAATTGGATATATCAATATCATTTAAATACTTTTAAGTTTAATGAGTATTTATTAAAACTTTGTACAGAGAGAGGTATTGAAATAATAGATGATGATTTGCAAGAAGAGGACATTATTTTAAATGATAATGGAGATGTAGAAAAAATAATAGGAAGAAATCCTGTAGATAAAAATTTAACCAGAGAACATAAAGCTGATTTATATATAGATTGCACGGGTTTTAAAAGATTATTAGCTAATAAATTAAAATTTAAATGGGTATCTTACAAAGAGTATCTACCTTTAAACTCTGCGGTTGCATTTCCTACAGAAGAAACCAGTGAATATAATTTATATACTTTAGCAAAAGCTATGAAACACGGTTGGCTTTGGAGAATACCAACTCAAACTAGAACAGGTAATGGTTATGTATTTAACAAAGATTTTGCATCTCTTGATGATATAAGAAAAGAAATTAATTCTACGTATAACAAAGAAATAGAAATACAAAGATCTTTTGAATTTGAGCCAGGTTATTACGAAGAAATGTGGAAAAATAATGTTGTAGTGGCAGGTTTAGCTAGTAGTTTTATAGAGCCTTTAGAAGCTACTTCTATAGGCAGCACTATTCAACAAATGTTTATATTAATGCATTTTTTACCGTCAGAGGATAAGGTTAGTAACAATAAACAATATCACTATTTAATGGAAAATATATTTAGTTTTGTTTCACTGCATTACAAACTTCAACGAGAAGATACTCCTTTTTGGAAACACGTAAAAAATTTAAAAACCACTGATTTTTTAAAACACTATCTTCCAATATGGAAAAACAGATTACCCCAAGACTCAGATTTTAATGGAAGCTGGAATATGTTTTATGCACCTAATTTTATAAATGTTTTGTTTGGTCTTGATTTATTTGATTTAAAAAAGATAGTAAAAGAAGCTAGATTATATCCATTTGTATTAAGAGCAAATGCAACTAAAATATTTAGAAATCAAAGAAACTGGGAAAAAAATTGTCTCAAAATATCACATAAAAAATTTATTGATATGATTTATAAAAATAAACCTAAAAATTTAGAGGAAGAAAATGTCATCTATTAAACACCCTGGGGATGCATGTTTATATGATCCAGTAAATCATGAAAAACAAATGGCAACTCATGTTCCAAATTTTGGACTTTTATCAGGTAAAATGCCTGACGATCTTTTTTCAAAAGTAGTAGAAGAAGTTAACACTATTTATTCTGATTTTAACAATTCTAGATTTTATGGACATAAATTAGCTGGTAATATGAAAAACGAATATGGACTAGATAAATGTAAAAAAGATCTTGAAAAGTTTATGATTAATCAAGCAGTTGAGTATGACAAAGCTTTTGATTATGGACGTCAAATTATAATAGCAGATAAGGATATGCCTTATATGATGAAAGATCTTTGGGTTAATTTTCAAGCTAAGCATGAATTTAATCCTTTTCACACACACTCAGGTATATATAGTTTTGTTTTATTTGTAAATATACCCTACACTGAAGAAGATATAAATAAATCTCCAGGGGCTAAATCAAATAGTAATTGTGCTGGTGCATTAACATTTTATTATACTGATATTCTTGGAGGCATGAGGGACTTTACTTATAAAGCTACTAAAAAAGATGAACAATCTTTTATTTTTTTTCCTGCTAAGCTGCCTCATTGTGTTCATCCTTTTTATGACACAGATAAATATAGAATTACTATATCTGGAAATATAATTTATAAAAATGATTAATCTTTTTAGTAAGGTAGTAGGTGTTTATAAAAATTTAAAACATTCTAACGTACAAGAATTTTTAGTTAATAGATGTTTAAATATAAAAGAAAACGTGGCTACAAATAAAAACGGTTGGCTTAGTAAAGACATATATACCACACATAATAAACACGACATCACATTAGATTCAGAATTTAAATCTTTAAATGAATGGGTTGATTATAGCATAATAAATTATTGTAATGATTTATCATATTCTAACAAAATAAAAGTAAAAGAAGGATGGTTTAATATTTACAATAAAGGTGACTTTCAAGAATGTCATGAACATGCTAATTCTCATTTAAGTTGTATTTATTGTCTTAAAGGTGATGAGGGTTCTTCTAGAATTTTTTTTAAAAAAACAATAAGTATGTTTCCAATACCAGTGAAAGAGTACACGGAAACTAATTGTGAATATCATTGGGTTCCATTTGTTCCAGGAACTTTATATGTGTTTGAAAGTGCTCTTACCCATTATGTAGAAAAACATAATTTAAATACTGCTAGATATAGTTTAGCATACAATTTTATTTTACAATGAATCAAAAAATATTTATAGATGATCAAAATAATATTAAAGTAGTTCAAAATTTTTTATCTAAACCCTATTTTGAAGATTTACAAAAAATACTTATGGGTTATCATATGCCATGGTTTTTTAATGAAAATAGTCTAACAGATGTAAATGATAACAGTTTTTTATTTACGCATGCAATTTTTTATAAAGAACACGGTTGGGTAGGAACTGAACTTATTAATAATATAATTAGACCCATGTTGTGGAATATTAAAGAACATTTGAATTATAGCACAGTATCTAGAATAAAAGCTAATTTAACCACTAATCAAAACAAACAAGTTGTACACCCTACTCATCGTGATTGGAAAGGCACAGACGAAGATAAATATAAAATAGCAGTATTTCATGTTAACACATGTAATGGGTTTACAAAAGTAAAGGATAAAAAAATAGAAAATGTAGAAAATCAGTTAGTCATTTTTAATAATGTTGAACATTGTTATGCTACAGCAACTGATTGCTCATCAAGAGTAGTAATTAATTTTAATTTTATTGTATGAAAATAATGTCTTCAGAAGAAACTGTGAAATGGGAAATATCGGGCACGATACACAAAGTTTTAATTGACGATGAAGAACTTTTACAAAAATTAGAAAATAAAATAAGATATAACATCGACGATAAAATTTCTTATGAAACAAATGTAAAAGGAAGAATGACACATTGGGATACATTTAAAAAAGATGATACTTTTAAAAAGATGATATCTAAGTTTTTTCATACATGTTCTTATTATGGATTATTTCAAGGAGCAAAATCAAAAGATAATTTATTTCATTTTTTTATTAATAATGCTTGGGGCAACATTTTAAAAAAAGAAGAAAAGGTTGTTAGACATCATCACTTGGGTGTAGATTATGCGAGTGTTTTATATTTTGATGACTATTCTCCCCTTTGCACAGATGCTGGAAAAATAGAAACTAAAAGAGGTTTGGTAGTGACGATACCTTCATATTTATATCATTGGGTAGAGCCATTAGATAAAGATATTGAAAGATGCACAATAGCTTGGAATTGGTCGTTTACTAAAAAATGGGATTTGCCACATGTTCAACATCAAGAGGAAATTTTAAAATAATGCAACATATAAATATACCAGTAGTTTTTAAAAAAGCTTTTTCAAAAGATTTTTGTCAAAAAATAATAGACATACAAAAAAATACATCTTTCAAAAAAGGAACAGTGTCAGAGGCTAACAATGTTAATTTTAATATACGAGACTCTAATATTATTTTTACTGATGAACAATGGATTTACGATGCAGTGGTGCCTTGGTTTGAAAAAGCAAATAAAGACGGAAAATATAACTTTAAATTAGATTGGTATGAAGCTGCACAAGTTACTAAGTATGATAAAAATGGTTTTTATGGATGGCATCAAGATGAACATAGCATAGTTTATCCTAACGATCACCATAACGTTAATTTTAGAAACAAAATTAGAAAATTATCCTGTAGTGTGTTGTTGTCTGAACCAAATACTTATGAAGGCGGTGATTTTGATTTTGCAATTCCTATGGCTAAACACGCTAATTTAATGTATAAAAAAATAACTTTAAAATCTTTAGAAGTTGGAACAATGATTGTTTTTCCATCTTTTACATTACATAGAGTAAATCCAGTAACAAAAGGAACTAGATATTCTTTAGTAGTGTGGGCACTAGGACCTACGTATGATTAAAAAAATTATAAATTTTTTAAATAGAGACGAAATAAAAATTTTGTCACAATATTGGAAATTTAATAAAAAAAATATGATTGATTGCGATCAATCAATAGGCTCACTGAAAAAATATGGAGATCCTATAAGTGAATCTATTTTATTAATTAAAAAAACGCTTTTAGAAGAAGTAGTAGGTGAACCATTACTACCTACATGTTCATTTAGTAGAATGTATTTTAATGGAACAGAATTAATTAAACATAGTGATAGACCATCTTGTGAAGTTTCTGTAACTTTAAATATTTATGCAGATAAAGATTGGAAAATATTTTTTTGTCCTAAAAATTCAGATAAACAACCTTTGAGTTTAATTACTGAACCTGGAGAAGGTTTATTATACGAAGGTATGAAATATGATCATTGGAGAGAGAAGTACGAAGGTCAAGAATGCATGCAAGTTTTTTTACACTATGTTAGAAAAAATGGACCTTATAAATCTTTTTATAAAGATGGGAGACCTAGCATTGGATATTAATAAATTATCCGTATTTCCAAGTTTAATTTTACAAGTATCTAAATATATTAATGAAACCGAGTGTAATCAAATATACCAAAAACTTCTTGAAGAAGATACACATACCCATGAGGCTTTTGCCCCTCTAAAAGATAAAGCTAAATCCTCACATAAAATAGACTCTGACATATTAAAAAAAGTAAAAATAAATTTTAAAAATATTTTAAATCAATACAGTGAGCTCACAGGTTTTACTTTTAAAAATGAAATAACAAATTCTTGGTTTAACATTCAACAAAAGGATAGTGTTTTAAAAGATCACACTCATCCTTTGACTGTGGTTGCAGGTGTTTTATTTATTAACGTTGATGATAAAGCCAGCCCCATTTATTTCCAAAATCCAAATCCACATATTAATTATACGGCTATAGAAAAAAATACTCCATATTCATTTGAATGGGTGAAATGCATTCCTAAAAAAGGCGATTTATATCTATTTCCTGGGTGGTTGAAACACGGCTCATTTAATGATAAAAATATGTGTGAAAATAGAACGGTTATAAGTTTTAACGCCATTTAGTATTAGGTAGATTTTTAAATAAGTATGGTATAAAGGTTAAATTATGCTACAAAAAATAGGATTTCAGCCAGGAATTAATAAACAAATTTCAGAAACCACAGCAGAGGGTCAGTGGGTCGACTGTGATAATGTTAGATTTAGATACGGATCTCCTGAAAAAATAGGGGGATGGAATCAATTAGGCACTATAAATGAAAACGAGCTAACAGGGGCTGGACGTGGTCTTCATCACTTTGTTAATAGTTTAGGTAGAAGATATGCCATAATTGGCACAAACAGAATTTTATATGCTTTTTCTGGGGGTGTGTTTTATGACATACACCCTATTAAAACTACAACAACTCTTACAAGTGCTTTTAGCACGACCAACGGATCACCAACTGTTACAATAACTTTTCCAACAGGTCACGGGATTAATCCACAAGATATTATTTTATTAGACAATTTTACTACAATTACAGGATCTAACTTTAGTGCATCAGATTTTAACGATAAAAAATTTATGGTAACCACTGTCCCAACAACAGAAACGTTAACAATTACGATGCCATCAAATGAAACAGGATCTGGCGCGACAACGTCTGGTGGTATTAGAGTACAACATTATTTTCCGGTTGGATCTGCTGTTCAAGAAAAAGGATTCGGTTGGGGTCTTGGATCTTGGGGTGGAGAAGCCTCTAACCCAGTAACAACCACTTTGAATGGAGCATTATTAGATGATGCTAATGGTACAGGTGGATCTGGAACATCAATCGTTTTAGCGGATGCTACACAGTTTCCAAGCTCTGGTACAAATTTTATTCAAGTGGGTAATGAAGAGATATCTTACACTGGAGTTACAGGTGGCACTACATTAACTGGCATTACAAGAGCTGTAAGAGGCTCAACTAGATCAGGACATAGTGATGGTGCTTCAGTTAAAAATAGCACAGATTATGTTGCTTGGGGTGAGGCAGCATCTGGTGACTTAGTTTTAGAACCAGGTATGTGGTCATTAGATAATTTTGGTGATAAAGCTATTTGTTTAATTCACGATAGTTCTGTATTTGAATGGGATTCTTCTTTATCAAATGCAACAGAAACAAGGTGTAATATTATATCTGGAGCACCAACTGCATCTAGACACATGGTTGTATCAACACCAGATCGTCACTTAGTTTTTTATGGAACAGAAACAACTATTGGAGATGTTACGACACAAGATGACATGTTTATTAGATTCTCGGATCAAGAGGATATAAATACGTATACACCTACAGCAACCAATACAGCTGGTACACAAAGACTGGCTGATGGATCACAGATTAGAGGAGCTATCAGAGGTAGAGATGCAATCTATGTTTGGACTGATACGGCATTATTTACACAACGTTTTGTTGGATCACCTTTTACATTTGCCTTTTCACAAGTAGGAACTAACTGTGGATTAGCAGGTCAGAATGCATGTGTAGAAGTTGATGGTGCTGCGTATTGGATGTCAGAGAATGGTTTTTTTAGATATGCAGGTAAATTAGAATCACTACCGTGTTTAGTTGAAGACTTTGTGTTTGATGACATAAATATGGAATCAGGTAATCAAATGATTTCAGCAGGATTAAATAATTTGTTTGGTGAAGTTATATGGTTTTATCCACAAGCTACATCTAGTGTTGTTAATAGAATGGTTACATTTAATTATTTTGATTCATCACCACAAAGACCAGTTTGGACTGTCGGTAGTTTATCTAGAACAATGTGGCAAGACTCGGCGGTATTTAGTAAACCACGTGCTTTAGAGTATGATGCATCAAATGATTCATCTCATGACGTCGTTGGAAACACTGAGGGTAGAACAAGTTACTATGAACATGAAACAGGAACTGATCAAAATAGAAATGGAACGATAACAGCTATAACTGCTAACATACTATCTGGAGATTTTGATATAACACAAAGAATAGTAGGTAATCAAATGACAGGGATAGCGGATACTAGAGGAGATGGTGAATTTATAATGAAGATAAGAAGATTTATACCAGATTTTATATCTCAAACAGGTAACACTAGAATTACTTTAAATTTAAGAAATTTTCCAAACGACACTGCTGCTAGCTCCTCTTTAGGTCCTTTTGATGTAACTACATCAACACAAAAAATAGATACTAGGGCAAGAGCTAGAGCCATAGCATTAAAAGTAGAAAATACATCAACCAGTCAAAACTGGAAGTTGGGCACTTTTAGATTAGACATACAACCAGATGGAAGAAGATAATGATACCATTTTATAATTTAGCGGATCAAGAAATTTATCGTAGAGGTTTGTCATTTATACCTCAAGAAAGATTTAGATTGGCTGATCCATTTTTTGGAGTTACTCCGAATATTAGTAGCAGCCCTAGTGGACTTATGAGTATTGTTGATAGAAATAGGGCAGCTTTAAATCAAGCAGCTTTACGTCAAGCATCACCTATGGCTTTTATAATGGGTGGTGAACAAGGTAGGGAAGATGACGATATTGATAGAACAGATAATTTAGGAATTACTTCTCTCGCTGATTTAAGAGGAGCAATTACTAGTAACATTCCGGGAACAATTGGATTTAACGTAGCTGGCATACCTGGAGCTTTAATTGGAAGAACTTTAGGACAAGCATTTGAAAATATTAGAAATCCATACACAGATGTGTTTGGAAGATTAAATGCAAGAACACAAACAGCAATTCAAAAAGATTTACAAAGAGACTTTATGGATAGAGTAGGTAGAGGTGAAGTGGACTTTAGTGGTGGTATTACTGCAGCACAAGATGCAGCTAGAGGTAGAAAGGGTAGAGAAGGAAATGGTCCTTCTTCAGGCGGACCTCCATCAGGACCAGGTGAATCTTCATCAGATGCAGGATTTGGATAATGGCTAAGATAGTACAGGTATTAACGAGACCCTCTCAAGAGTATGATTATACTGTAGCTGAAGCTCAGACTAGAGATTTAGATGGTGTAATTGAAAAATTAAATACAACGTATCAACAAGAATTAAAAGAGGAGCTAGAAGCGTTTAACTTCTTTTTAAATTAATGGCTAATAGTTTTATAAATAAAAAAGCAGATTTAACTACAACTGACCTTACAACACTATATACTGTGCCTACAGCAAAAACAGCTGTTATTAAATCTTTGTTAGTTGCTAACGATTCAGGATCTGGTTGTAACATAGATATTACTTTAGTAGATGCTTCTACTAATATCTTTACTTTATTTAAATCAAAAACTGTTGCAACTAATACTACAACAGAACTATTAACTCATCCTCTTGTAATGGAGGAAAGTGAAGCATTAAAGGTACAAGCTAGTGACTCAGATGAGCTACACGTTATAGCTTCAATATTAGAAATACAACCAAGGGAGGTTACGTAATGCAACAAATAACACCAGAAAAGATAATAGAGGAGATATCTAATATTAAAACAGGTGAAAAATACATGAGTGATCAAGAGTGGAAAGCTAAAGGTATACCAGAATCTGACATAAGAAGAGATATTACCGTCGTAATGCCTAGCCTTGATTTATTTGGAAAAACAAAATAAGATAGATAAATTATGGCAATTTCAAGACCACAAATAAATAGACAACTTCGAAAAGACGGCGGTATTTTAACAATAGCTGACGCTAGAAGAATGGCCCCTCCTGGTGAGGATCTAGCATATATCAATAAAGATGAGGCAGCTCTTTTAAAGTCACTAGGTGGTGCTGGTGAAGATATTAATGGGACTGGTATTAAATCATATTTTATAAAAAAAGTTTTTAAAAAAGCTGCTAAAGCAGTTAAAAAAGTTGTTAAAAGTCCTGTTGGTAAAGCTGCAATATTAGGAGCTTTAACATTTGGTATACCAGGGACACAGTTTAGTGGACTTGCTGGTGGCAAAGGTTTAGGGTCTTTTTTCGGTAAAGGTAGTTTTAATCCATTTTTAAGAAAAGTTGCTGGAGATACAGCATTCAGTGGATTAGGTTCTATATTTAGTAAAGCAGGTTTAGTCGGCTCAGGAGGGGGACTTACAGGTCTTGGCAAATTAGCAACGATTGGTGGTATATCAGGTCTTGGTGGATTACTAGCTGCTAAAGAAGCAGAGGATGAAGAAGAAATAGATTTTAGTAAATTAGATAGAGGTGAAGGTTTAGATATCGCAGACATAGTTAGACGTGCAAAACAAGGGGATCCTGAGTTTAGATTTTTACCAAGCGCTATATATCAAAACTTAGCAGAGGGCGGTGAGGTTGGATCATTAGCCATGAACAAAGAAAATGTCCCACAAATGTATGTATCTGATGAAGCAGGTGCGTTACCTAAAAAAATGAAAGATGGTGAAGGCGGAGTATTGCCATCAGATATGGGTAAATTAAAAAGAAGTGATTTTGAAACTGAAGAAGATTATAAAAGATATTTAAGACAATTAAACAAGAAAGCTGAAGGAGGGATCATGGACCTTGGAGGCATGGAGATGGATCTTAGAGGTGGTGGATTTGTGCCACTAGGAGCCAAAGAAAAGGCCGATGACGTGCCAGCTAGATTAAGTAAGAATGAATTTGTAATGACCGCTGATGCTGTAAGAGCAGCAGGTGGAGGAAGTATTGATAAAGGGGCAGATAAGATGTATAACCTTATGAAAGATTTGGAGAGTAGAGTATAATGGCAGTACAAGAAACACGTAATTTACCCGCACAGTTTATAGAAGATCTTGGTAAAGATTATGCAAAGCAGTTAACAGCTACAACTGCTATACCAATAGATACTTCTAAATTTGCACCACAAGTAGCAGCACAGGATGCATTGCAAACTAGAGCTGCAACATTAGCAGGAACTGGTGTTGGATCTTTTGCACCTTTTATACAAGCGGCACAACAAGCAGCGGCAACAGCTGGTACAACTTTAGGTGGTATAGCTGGTTTAACAGGAGCACCTACAGCAGCACAAACAGCAGCATTTACATCACCATTTCAACAACAAGTTATTGATACAACATTAGCTGAGTTTGACAGACAACAAGCTATCAACGAACAAAATATCAGGGACCAAGCAGCACAACTTGGGGCTCTTGGAGCAGGTAGAACTGGTGTACAACTATCTGAGTTTCAAGCTCAGTCTGGAAGAGATAGAGCTGCATTAGAGGCTCAACTAAGACAACAAGGCTTTCAACAAGCGCAAGCAGCTAGACAACAAGATATTCAAAATAGATTTGGTTTAGCTCAAGCACAATCAGGTCTAGGACAATTTCAAACTGCTTTAGCTCAACAAGTCCCAGCATTACAAAGAGCAGATATTTCAACTCTTGGTCAAGTAGGTGCAGCCCAACAAGCACAAAGACAAGCGGTGCTGGATGCACAAAGACAAGCAGCAAGAACCGCGGCCTATGAACCATTAGAAAGATTAGGATTCTTTGGTCAAGGTGTAACTGGATTAATGGGTGGTTATCCTGCACAATATCAATTCCAAGCAACACCACCAGCATCACCATTACAAACAGCGTTAGGATTAGGAACAGGTATAGCAGGAATATTCGGAGCATTGAGATAAGATGATGAACCGTATTTTAAAAAGACCTATGTTTAGAATGGGAGGTCGAAGTGACGATGGTATCATGTCATTAAGAGCTGGATATCAAAACGGTGGAAGTCCTTTGACAACACCAGATTTATTTTTACAAGCTCAAAAAGTTCAACAAAAACCTTTTTTAACTTTAGAAGAAATAAATAAACAATATGATGATGCTGTTAAAAGAGCAGATGAAGATTTAATGTTTGCTGATGTTGAGGATTTAGCTATGGGTCCTGGTAGTTTTTTTGAAAAACAAGAGGGAATCACTCAATTTTTAAAAACACCAGAGGGTGAAAAATTTTTTAAAAAACCTTTGCTTGAAGAAAGGGACAAACAAATTACTGAAAGAAAATCTTTAGGTTTAGAAATTCCAGATCCTATAAAATTACCTGAGGCTAGAGATACTGAAAAAACCGACGTTAAAACTGAAACACCTAAAACCGCAGCTAAGACAGAGGCTTCAGATAAAGATACTATAGATAGCTATATAAAAATGTTTTCAGAGGCTTTTGGAGACTCACCAGAGGATGCGGCTAGAGAAAGATATTTACAGCTTGCTAAATTTGGTGCTAATCTTTTAGCACAACCTGGAGGCGATCTAGTGGGTGCTATTGGTAGAGCAGCAGCCCCAAGTATTGAAGGACTAGCAGCCTTAGAAGCATCCAGAAGAGCGGGCGATAGAGATGTTAAACTTGCAGCGGTTAAAACTGCTATAGAAAAAATGGATGATCCGACAGCAGATAAAATAAAAACACTAGCTAGATTATCTGGAGTATCAGAAGATGAAGTAGCTAAATTAATGATTGCAGGTAGTGGTGATAATAAGGCGGATAGAATTAACGTTACAGCAAAAGCTTTAGAAGGAACTGTTGGTGCAGAACCAGCTTTAAAAATAGCACAAGCTTTAGAAGAAGAAGGAGCAGTTTTAGCACAAGCAAGTCCAATAGAAATAGATCCAAAAACTAAAAAACCCAAAGAAGGTGTTGCTGACGGACTTTATTATGATCAAGACGGAAAAGTTTACAAAGTAGAAGATGGAAAACCCTCTATCATAAAAATTAAATAGGAGGTCTCATGGCTGTTATATACCAACAGGGAGAATCTTTTGCAGATCTTCAAAATAAATACTCACCTGAAAGTCAAGAAGATGATGTAGGATTTTTTGAATCCGCACTAGCAGGTGTTGCAACTGGTATATGGAATATACCAAAAGGTTTTGTATCTTTAGGTGCAGAAATATTTGATTTAGTCGGAGACACTGATACAGCTAGAGATGTTGAAAAATGGTTTGATGATGTTAATCCATTTGATGATGAAGCAGAGGCAAGAACTGTTGGTAAAATAACTCAAGCGCTTACTCAGATTGCACCACTTGCTGTTTCTGGTTTTGCTTTAGGTGCAAGAGCAGGAACAAAAATTGCAAGAGGTTTAACAAAAAGAGCAACTCTATTAGAGGCAAAAAAATTAGGTGTAAAAGAAGGAGATAAAATAGCTAGAAGTATCGCTAGAAGAGCAATAGCCGCTAGAAAAGCGGGGAAAAGTCTTAATCTAACAAACGTTGGTAGAAAGATTATGGGTAAAACCACTGGTGGTGTCATAGGCGGTGGTATAGGAGAAGCAATTGTTGCTGATGAGGATATAGGAACATTAGCTGATATAGCAAAAGGCACATCATTAGAACCTTATGCAATTACTATGATGGATAGAAGTGTTGATAAAGAAGGTAGAGATGAAGCATTTAGAAGATTAAAAAATAGATTAAAGTTTGGAACTGAAGGTGCATTATTTAATTTAGCTTTAATAGGTGCAGGTAAAGGTGTTCAAAAAATTAGAAAAGTAGATCCAAATGGTATTGATGAATATGCACCAGGTTTTATTGAAAGACAAGTTCAAAAAATAAGATTAGGACTTTCTCCACAAGGAGGAGGTAGTAGATTTACACTCGAAGCGTTAAAAGGTTCAGAAGATACGATAAGAGCCATAGAATTTTCAGCATTAGAATCAGCAAAAGAATTGGATAGATTAAGTAAAGACATGATTGATCCTATTAATAATTTTTTACAGAAAAAAGCTGTTGATGGAAAATTTACTGAAGTTACCCAAAAACAAGTTTTAGAAAGATTACAAGATATTTTAGAAGGTAAAGTAAATCAAAAATTTATAGGGCCTTTACCAAAAAACAAAAAAGATTTGTTGTTAAGACCTGACAGAGCAGAACAGGCACTTGCAAAAATAAAAATAAATAAAGGTCATCAACAACTATTATCTAAGGCTCCTGATTTAAAAAATCAAATAAAAAATATAGATGATCAATTAAAAGAAATTAAAGCTCTTGAAATAGATGATCAAGCTAAACTTTTAAATCAACCTAGAAAACAAACTTTATTAAAACAAAGAGCACAGCTTAGTAATCAATTAAAACAAATAGATCAAAACCTAAAAGGTTCTGCTAGAATAAAACAAAATATTTTTACAAGAGATGATTATCAAGTTAATGACTCACTTAGACGTTTAACTACTTTAATGAAAGAGTCAGGAATAGATAACAAAACTATAAAACAATTAGAGGATAGTGTAATAAATATGCGCCTTGGAATAGATAATCTTTCTGGTGTATTAATGCAGGGTGGTAAACTAACCGATGATCAATTTAAAACTTTTAGTGATGAGATTGGTAGTTATATAAATTATAGATTTAAAGCTTTTGATAAATTACCACTTTTACAAAAATATAAAGTAACTAATCAAATTCAAACAAAAGCATTTAATTTATTAAA